GGTAATAGAAGACATACTTGATATTAAGATATTCTCAATAATGAATATGTTAACAAAGATAAGACTAAAAGAAATAGACGAACAAGTAAAAGATATTGATAGAGACATTACGATATTAGAGAACAATGTACAAAACCAAAAAAATTATATAGAAAAATTAGATATACAGGTCGAAGAAACAATCAACAACGAAAAAGAAAAGATACAACAAAATACAAATGCAATAGACAAATACAATACACATATCGCAGGCCTAGAAAACGAAATAAACAAATTAAAAGAAACAATAAATGATACACAAACAGTTGTAACGAAAGCAGAAAAGATATCTAGTTTTCAGGCACAGTTTCAAAGTAAATTAAAAGAGTGTACTAAACACAAAAATTTCTATGAAGAAAATGATAACTGTCCTACATGTAAACAATTATTATCAAACAAACAAGAATTGATTGCTGAAAACAATAAAGAGTTTATGAAATGGAATCAGGCAATAGAAGATAGTAATATTGAATTAACAAAATTACAAACAAGATTGCAAAAAATAAAATCTACAGAAGCAGAAATAAGAACTACAGAGATTGACATTGCAAAGTTTGGGCAGTCAAAAACTGAGTTACACAATATTAACACAAAATTGACACATAACATTGAAACGATATCTCAACAATCTAGTAACACAGGAGAAGCGAAAGGTAAACTAACTGAAATGGAAAATAACTTAGATGAAAAACAAACCACTAAGTTAAAGAAAATAGAAGAACATGATTATTTACAAGCCGCAAAACAAATGTTGTTAGATACAGGTATCAAAACAAAAATTATTAAACAATACTTACCTGTTATCAATCAGTTAATAAACAAGTATCTTGCAAGTATGGACTTCTTTGTAAACTTTAGATTAGATGGTGAGTTCAAAGAAACAATTAAATCAAGATATCGTGATGAGTTTTCTTATACATCATTTAGTGAAGGTGAGAAGATGAGAATAAATCTTGCATTACTATTTACATGGCGTGCTATTGCAAAGATGAAAAACAGTATATCATGTAATCTATTAATGTTAGATGAGATATTTGATAGTAGTCTTGACGGTCAAGGCACAGACGACTTTTTGAAAATCCTAAATACATTAGACAATGAAAATGTCTTTATCATATCACACAAAACAGATATGATTGCCGACAAATTTACAAATGTTATTAAGTATGAAAAAGTAGGAAACTTTACAAAGGTGGTAGAATGAGTAAATTTAAAGACGAGAAATCTGAAATACTGACAATCTTTATGGAAGAATGTTCAGAGGCAATACAAGAAGCAAGCAAGATGTTACGATTTGATAATAATCCTACAGAATTAGAAAGAGAGATAGGTGACTTGTTTGCTATGATACAGATAATGAAAGAACGAAACTGGATTAATTATGAAGTTATGACAAATTATGCAAAGAAGAAAAGAGAGAAACTGAAAGAATGGTCAGATTTAACTAACTTATGATATACGTTGAAGATTGTTTAAACACACTAGATCGTAAATTGTATTATGATTATGTTGTATGTTCACCACCTGACTTTGATGAGTTAGACAAGGCAATAGATTTTTCATATGCAGACTTTATTACATCATGGGCTACAAAATTAGAACCTGCTAATAACTTTGTTTCTATATGCATTAGTGATAGAAAGAGTGGCGGTCAAATAGTATCTAAACATAGTATTGTGATTGAAGTATTTAAAACACTAGGTTACATTTTACACTCACATAAGATTTGGGTAAAAGGTACAGGTGTTAATGATTATAGAATGAACTATCAACATGTAATGACATTTAGTAGAAAAGGTCAAAAGAGAAAACCTATTGCAGACTTTAAACCTGATGTGTTCATTGTTAATTCTAGTAAATATAAAAATTATGGTTATGGCATGCCAGTAAGAGTAATAGAATTACTAATACAAAACTACACAGATAAAGATAATATAGTTTATGATCCTTTCATGGGTTCTGGTACAACAGCTCTTGCCGCTATTAATACTAAGAGACAATGGATAGGTTCAGAGATAAATCAAGAATATGCAGATTTAACAAAAGAGAGAACGCAATGAGTGAAGTGATTGAACAAATAAAAGATAGAGGTTTTCCATACTATCCTGAAGATAGTAAATGGCGTAATCATAAGTTTGATGGTCTATTATCTTTTGATAGAACTAATTTAGTAGATAGAAAAAACAAAGTTATAGGACAATCTGCTCATGGTCTTAATCTTGCATGGTCTTATATGAAGCATTCTTGGGGCATCAAATGTGGTAAAATGAAAACACCTATGGAAATATGGAATGATGAAGAACATCTTGAAAAGGGTATTAACAAAATATTAAATGGTGTATTCTTTACACAAAAACCATTACACAAAATAACAGATAGTGATTTACGGTCTATGTTAAGAAGGTATACAGGTACACAAATGGTATCTAACTTTAGACCTACAGCGGCAGCCGCTATGTATGATATCTTTGTAGATAAAGATAGTATTATTGAAGGAACAGAGGCAGGTACTGTATGGGATCCTAGTATGGGTTATGGTGGTAGATTATTAGGTGCTATCGCTGCTGGTGTCAATTATATAGGCACAGACCCTTGTATCCCAACGTACAGAGGGTTAGAACAGATAAGAGATACTTATGGTCATAAAGATAAGAAATACGAATTATTGCGTCAAGGTAGTGAGACTTACATACCTGAAGATGAGAGTTTAGATTTTGTCTTTACAAGTCCACCTTATTTTGGGTGGGAAGCATATGGTGATGAACCAGAACAATCTAGTATTAAGTTTGATACAAGTTATATGTGGCGTGAGGGTTTCTTGAAAAAGACTATTGCAAACGCACATAAAGGATTAAAGACAGGTAAATATCTTGCGTTGAATGTAGCAAACACTAAACAATACAAGTCCTTTGAAGAAGATACGGTATCTCTTGCAAAAGAAGTAGGATTTAAACATGTAGATACATGGTGGTTGTCATTATCAACACAACAAGGCAAATCAACTGTAAATACACTAGATGGCACAGAGAGTGAAAAGAAACAGAAACAACAGTATATGGGTGAATTTAAACGACCTGATCTGCCAGGACGCAAATTTGAACCTACTTTTATCTTTGAAAAGTGAGAACAAAATAAGAACATAGGTGTGCTAACATGACGCACCTATCTTAAATCGTTGAAAAATAACGATTTTAATTTCAATTATTTCGAAAATAATGCTTGCTATTTTTTTAAAATCGTGATAGCATAGCAACATAATTGAGGTTATTATGATTAGTAAAGAACAAAAAACAAACTTAGCAAAATTACTTGCTACTGAGAATATCACAGTAGAACATAGAAAAGTAAAAACTGCTTATTTCATACCTAAGACTAGAATTTTATGTCTTCCTATTTGGGAAGATATGTCAAATGATTTATATGACTTATTAGTTGGTCATGAAGTAGGTCATGCTTTATATACACCTACTGACGAAAACGAATTTAAAAAACACAAAATCCCACATTCTTATTTTAACGTTGTCGAAGACATTCGTATCGACAAGAAAATGAAAAACAAATATCCTGGTTTGAGAAAATCATATTATAATGGTTACAATGAATTAATAGAAAAAGATTTCTTTGGTACATCAGAAATTGATGTTAACAAGATTAGATTTATTGACAGACTTAATATGTTTAGTAAATCAGGACAAAGAGAATTAATTGAATTTAACGATATTGAAAAAGAATTTATTACTAGATCAGATAATCTTGAAACATGGCAAGATGTTGTAGAACTTACTAAAGACATTTATGCTTATTCTGAAAATGAAGAATTTGATGAAGAAGAACAAGAACAATTATCTAGTGTTCCAAGTTATGTAAACTCTGACGATCAAGGTGATCAAGAAGAAACCCAACAACAAAGTGGTGATAGTGATGAGCAACAAGAGCAAACTCAGGAAACTTCTTCCTCATCTGAATCTGATAATGATAAATCCGAACAATCACAATCAAGTGAAAGTCAAGAACAAGAAGAAGAAGAAAAACAAGAAGAACAAAAACAAGGTGTAACTGGTAACAATGCAGGATATAATCCTAATATAAGTGAAAACGTTTCTGCTACTGATACTAACTATCAAAACAAGGCAGAAACATTATCAAAACTTGACGATAAAACTTATGATAACTTATACTTAACTTTTCCTAAAGTAAATTCTGCTGTAGTTGAGTATGATACTATTGCAAAACTTATTGATGAATGTAACAATAATCATAGAACTCAGTTTCCTATGTCTGAAAGATTATCAGAATGGAAAGTATACAAAAATAAATGTATGCGATCTGTCAACTATATGGCAAAAGAATTTGAAATGAAAAAACGTGCTGACTCTTATACTAGAACTAGAACATCTAGAACTGGTATGATCAATACGAATGCTTTACATTCTTACAAATACAATGATGATATATTTAAAAGAATACAAATAGAACCTGGTGCTAAAAATCATGGTATGGTTATGATTGTTGACTGGTCTGGTAGTATGCATGATAAAATGTATGATACTCTAAGTCAAACAATTAACTTAGTTTTATTCTGTAAGGCAGTTAATATACCTTTTGAAGTTTATGCTTTTTCAGATACTAACAAAACACATTTTACAGATAATCCTAATTACGATAGATACGGATTAAATTCATTAGTATTTAAATATGCTAATCGTAATGAAAAAATTATGGCAGAGTGTTCATTGATACAGTTTGTTACCTCTGATATGAGAGTCGCTAAATTTAATGAGGCAATGGCTAACTTATATCAGATTGCAAAAACTTTTTCCTCTTCTCATATTAGAAATTACAATATGAGATATATGCAAGATGATGATACAAAGTTGTTAGATATGCCTGGTCAATTAAGACTTGGTGGTACTCCTCTTGATAGTGCTATCTTATGTGCTATTCCTGTTGTAAATGAGTTTCAATCTAAACACAAAATTCAAAAAATGAATACTGTATTTTTAACTGACGGTTGTGGTCATACTAGTCACGATTATACTGATCATGATAAAAATGGTAATTTAGAAAGTGGTTATTCAAATGGATATTATAACATCAATATCAAAGACGGTAGTTATTCATTTGAATATGGTCATAGAAGACAAAGAAGTAGTCACTTCTCTTATCATAAACCTATGTTAGATTATTTTAAACATAAAACTGGTTCTACTGTAATTGGTTATTATGTTACTGGTAGAACTGTTAGATATTGGGATATTATGACATTTACTAAAAAAGAAGGTTATGAACAATATGATATTGCAAAAGCAAATATTAGAAAAAACAAATGTCATACTATTACAAATATTGGGTATGATGAATTTTTTGTTATACCTAGAAATAATCTAAAAGTTGAAGACGAGGATGTTAATATCACAAACGATATGACCACTGCTAAAATGAAGGCACAGTTTCTTAAAAACTTTAAAACCAAGAAGGTTTCTAGAGTTTTATTGAATAAATTTGTTGAAAGGATTGCATGAGACAAGTTGTCGCACCTAAAATAGTTGTTAAATCATTGAAAAATAACGATTTTAATTTTACGAATATGCTTGACTTTAATGTTAATTCGTGATACCATATACACATATTTGAAAGGAAAATATACATTATGAACTTAAATGAGAAAAAATCAAAATTTGTATCTCTTGCTCAAAAAGAGTTTGGGTCTGATATTGATACAATTACTAGACAACAAATAGTTGCTCTAGAAAAGAAATATAACTTAACCGGTAACGGTTGGTTAGTTAACGGTCAAGAATTTAAATTGACTAGAGGTGTTTACAAATTACCTGTTGAGGGTATTGTAAATCCTTCTAAAAATGTTAAACAAAAAGTTTCTAGTAAACCTGAAACTGTAAGTAAAAAGATTGCCGTATCACAATCTAGTGCCGACAATCTAGTGCCTTCTAAAGAAGACACATTCGTACCTTTTGGTAATTTTAAAGATATCAAAAACATTATTAAGTCTGGTATCTTTTATCCTACTTTTATTACTGGTCTCTCTGGTAATGGTAAGACTTTAAATATTATTCAAAGTTGTGCC